ACAACTCAAAGAAAAAATACAACATCAATCAGCACAATTAAACTTATTAAAAGGTGGCAAACCTGGAGTATTACCATAATGATAAAAGAATATTTAAAAGTAATTGGATTAGCATTAGTTTGGTTCTTTATGAACTGGAAATCTTTAGTGTTCTATGCATTGTGGGCAACAGTTACATTAGTTGCTTTGTTTGAAGGTGGTGTGTTAAGTGCCTTATTTGTCTTTATGGCATTATGGGGAGTATATAAAATAGGGAAGTTATTTTAATGTCAGTATGTCAATGTGGTAGGTCACCAACACAACTTTGTATAGGTTGGCATAGTTTAACAGAAGAAGAATATAAAAAAAAGAAAAAGAAATATGATGAATTGAAAGAAGAGGAAAAGAAAGAGAATCCTTTTCACGCAAGAGCAATAGATGGATATGGAGAATAATGGACATAGAACTTATAGATAAATTAGGTACTGACCTATCAGTAGTCAATGCTGCTAGAGTATCCTTTGCAAAAAGAAAAGATAAACTTGATGAAAAAGATGACAAGTTAATTAAGTATTTGGCATTGCACGGACATTGGTCACCATTTGCTCACGCCTTTCTATCATTTAGAATTAAAGCACCTATCTTTGTTGCAAGACAATTAGTTAAACATCAAGTAGGTTTAAGTTGGAACGAAGTGAGTAGACGATATGTTTCAGATAAACCAGAGTTTTATATACCTTTTATGTGGAGAAAGAAACCAGAGAAGAGTATTAAACAAGGTTCAAGTGATGAAGAAGTAGAATATGATATTACACATTTAATAAATGTGGCTACAGAAACATACAATGATATGTTAGAGGAAGGTATTGCACCAGAAATGGCACGTATGGTACTACCTCAATGTATGATGACCGAGTGGATATGGTCAGGTAGTGTATTTGCATTTAGTAGAGTATGTAATTTAAGGAGTAAGAGTAATGCTCAAGCAGAAACGAGAATGGTCACTCACCAGTTATCAAGACATATGAAAGACCATTTCCCAATTTGTTATAAGTATTTGATAGATTAGTATGGCATATGGAGGATTTGACGTATATAAGATATATCTAGGAGTTAAGTTGCATTTTACAACAGACACCTATGACTATCATAAATATAGTGGAAAGGTAAATGCTACATTGGATTCATTTACCAAAAGAAAAGATAGATACTTCTTCTATAAGTTATCTACAAGATATAGTCCAAGTGAAGTGCTTGATTTCTTTGTAAGTAATTTTATTGACGATAGTAAGAAATGGATAGGGAATTTATTAAATGACAATGGACACAAAACCTACCTTCAGTACAGAAAATATTTTGAGTCTTTTGACTACAGTTTACGAAGCAGTATTAATAGTATTGTTTATGACTTTAGTAGGAGGGGCATTTCTTTTGATGATGGCTTTAGCGTGGTTAATGGGCAACATCCACGAATGCTACGATTACTTATTCAACGGAAAGTTTCATACCCAACCGCCATCATACTTGATTCAGTCCTTGGTTTTATTAAAGACTGGGATAAACAAGTTACGGAAAAAGTTGTGTGGACTGATATGTCCAGAAAATTGCGGAAAATGAAACCATTTATATCATTTAACAAGACTAAAGCTAAATTAGTAATGAAAGAGATTATAACTAGTGAACTCAAATCTTAATAAGAAAATAAATGGTACGTGGACTGTACAAGAGATACTAGAGGCAATGGAGATTATATGCAACCAATAGTCATAGATAATTTTTTAGATAAAAAAGATTTTGATGAATTACATATAAAGATAATGGGTAGATATTTTCCTTGGTTTCATTTTGATGAAATAATACTAGAAGAAGAACATAAAAAAGATATGACATTTTATGTAACGCATATGATGTATGACAATGACAGACCACTATTTACTACATCTTTTGAATTAATGGATCCAGTCTTGAATAAATTAATGAAATTAGAAGATCCAAATATTCGTATGATTTCTTTAGTAAGAGTAAAAGTAAATTCATATCCTAATCAAGGTACATTTAGGGAACACACTATGCATACAGATTGGCCGTTGCTAGGGAGTAAGGATAATTTAAACCGTAGGGCGTGTGTATTTTGTATAAACACTTGCAATGGATATACAAAGTTTGAAGATGGTACTAAAGTTGATAGTGTTGCAAATAGAGCAATATTATTTGATTCAACCATTCCACATTGCAGTACAAATACAACAAACGATACAAGAAGAGTTAATATAAACTTTAACTATTTTTAAATGAAAACAATAGTAATAGATAATTTTTTAGATAAAGAAGATTTTGATGTATTAGAAGAAAAGATAATGGGTAAATACTTTCCTTGGTTTTATTATGACACAATAGTAAGAACATCTGATAGAGGAAAAATTGGTTATCAATACTTTAATATGCATATGTTATATGACAATGACAGACCAACATTTACTACATCTTGGGAAATAATGGATCCAGTTTTACGTAAATTACAAGAATTTAAAGATCCAAATATTAAGATGGAAACTTTATTAAGAGTAAAAGTAAATTCATTTCCTAATCAAGGTAAGCTTATTGAACACGGTATGCACCGAGATTATGCTTTTCCTAGTGTGGGGTGTGTGTTTGCTTTGAACACTTGCAATGGATATACAAGGATAGGAGATAAGAAAATTGATAGTGTTGCAAATAGAGCAATACTATTTGATCCAAGTACTGACCATACTAGTACAAGCACAACAAACGATACAAGAAGAGTTAATATAAACTTTAATTACTTAAATGTGCAAGGTAATATATTTAAATGATTGATTATATTTTAAATGGTGGAATATCAATTCATTATAATTTCTTCACAAAAGAAAAGTATAATAATATTAAATCAGATTTAGATAGGTTGAACTATGAAGCACAACATCAACCAGGAAGTGGGTATTATGGTAATAGATTGCAGGCGTATCCTTGTTATGAAAATCAATATGATAAAGAGAACGATTATATCACAAATAAAATAGAAGGTATACTACAAACTAAAATTATTGATTTCAGGACAGTTGCTAGAAAGATTATATTGAGTGAAATAAAACAATCTCCACAAAACTTTGGTAAATATGGTCTTGTACATAGGGACTATCCAGCAGGTGAAAAAGAAGAACCTATAATAGCAGGTATGATGTACTTTGACCAGGCATATGATGGTGGTACGGCATTTTTTAATAATCAAATGGAGAGAGTGCCAGACATTTATATAAGTGCTGTTCCAAATAGACTAGTTTTATATCACGGTGGTAGATACCACTCTCCTTGTTTAGATTATACCTTTAAAGAAAGATTAACATTATCTTTCTTTTTTAAAATAGAAAATAATAAATCATACTGTGGATTGTACGAAAAATGATAATATCAGAAGACGTTGAAGAGTTAGCAAAAGAAATTAAAGAAGAAAAAAGGTCTAGTAGAGTATTCTGTATCGGTAACGGTGAGAGTAGAATAGGTATAGATTTATTAAAGTATAAAGAATTTGGTAAGATATATGGTTGCAATGCCATTTATAGAGATTATCCTAATTTATGTGATGTGTTAACTGGTGTAGACCACGGAATGATACACGAAATATATCACGCAGGTATGGCACAAAAGATACCTTGTTATTTTAGAAATTGGACTAAAGTGCCTGCTCATACATATGACGCAATAATACAAGATGGTTTACCTAAAGAAGAATTAGATAGAGCAATAGAACAAGGTGCTGTTATAACCAATGGACGTGGTGATAGTAAAGAATATGTTTTACACGGTTCTAATTTAAAAGGTGTAGTAAGTGTATTGACAGATGGTGCAGTACTTAAAAGGAAAGTTGACCAAGCTCAAATTAAAGTTAGTTGGATAAAAGAACCAGATTATTCACACTCATTAGATGATGTATGCGAACCTAGAGACCACGGTTGGGCGTGTGGGGCAAGTGCTGGTTTGGTTGCAGTTAAGAAAGAGAATCCTTGTGAAGTGTACCTAATAGGACACGATTTACATAGTCATAATGAGAAGATTAATAATATCTACAAGAGTAGTAAGCATTATACAGCAAAAGATAACAGTCCAACACCAGGTATCAATTGGATCAACCAATGGAGAACTATGTTCCAATGGTATCCAGACATACATTTTTATAAGGTCAATAGATATAATGATGGCAGGGATAAGGTCAATGGACCTATTGAAGAGTGGAAAGGCATACCTAACCTGAAGTACATAGATTATACCACACTTGACTCTATGCTCTAATTATGTTATATTAGACATAGTGAGTGTATAAATAATAATGAAGACGATTATATAGTCTACACAAATACAACGAATATGTTAATACAAAAGGAGAATACATATGGATTTTGAAACATTAAAATCATCATCAAGTAACTTTGATTAGATATCAAAGGCACTTGAAACAAACCTCAATCCTGAGGATAAATCAT